GAGGCGGTGGCCTTGCCCTCGGCGAACTTGACGCCGATGTCCTGCTCGGCGATGGCAAACTTCGTCTGGATCAGGGTGTTGTTCCACTGGTCCCATTCGATCGCGGCACCATCGAAGCTGTCCCGCCGTTCCGTGACATACGCGAGCAGGCGCGCGTCATCGACGGGCTTGCCCTCGAACAGTCCGCCGTTCTTGAAGGCGTCGAAAATCTCTCGGTCGCGCGCGCCCTGGGCGGCGGCGGTTTCCTGCCGTGCCCTAGCGGCTGCCGCCTCGGCCTCGCGAGCGGCCCGCTCCGCATCCTCCGCGGCTCGCTTCTGCCAGTCGGCGGCTCGCCCGGCGACCTCGCGATAGAAGGACGAGTTCTGGTCGAGCGTCGCGGCCTGTGCCTTGTAGAACTCGGCTACCTCCTGCGCGGAGGCGGCGCCCTGCTTGTAGGCAACGCCGATCTTCTCCTCGCCGATCGTGAACACGGTCTGGACATAGGAGTTGTTCCACTGGTCGTACAGTGGATCGTCCGTGCTGAAGCTGTCGCGACGTTGCCGGACGTACTCCAACAGGCGGTCGTCCGTGACGGGCTTGCCGTCAACGAGCCCACCGTTCTTGTAGGCGTCGAACATCTGACGGTCTTCCGCCGCCCGCTGCTCGCGCATGAGCGACGCGATGAGCGCCGTTAGGTTCTGACTGACTCCTCGGCGTCGGCGGCCGAACCGCCCGCGGACGGCCATCAGGCGATCGGCGTCTGCGTCAAGATGCGCCCGCTGGCCTCACCGGCTTGGAGCATTGACTGTGCCTGCGCCTTCCCCTGTGGCTGGCCCGGCTGCGCGTTCGCCGGAAGGGCCGCCAGGGGTTGATTGGCGGCGTTCTCCGGCCCGTTCAGCGCCGGAGTCCCACCTGGGGGCCGAACGAGTTGCCGCTGGGCGTTCGCCGCCTGCTCCGTGGTGCCCTGCTGGGGCTGGACACCAAGAGCAGACAACGTTGACAGGAGCGTGGCCTGAGCCTGCACGGCGGCCGGATTGAGGGCCGGATCGGTCTGCTCCTCGCGGATGACCGACTTCTCCTCCACCGGATCATCGACCCCGGTTGCGTCCATCGCGCGCTCGGCCGTCCAAATCTTGTTCTGGACGAGGTTGATGGCCCGCTGGGTGTTCTCCAGCTCGTCGCGCTTCGTCAGCTCTGGCGGCTTGATGTCGAGGCGGTAGTTCCCGTCGATGATGTCAGCAACGTCGGAGTCCTTCCGCTCCCACACCCTCGCGGCCATTCGCCACATGCGCTTGCGCCAGTTGTAGTAGATGTCGCGGCGCATCCGAATGCGCGCCTCGTACAGTCCGACGAGAGCGTTGAGGGCCTTGGACGAGCCAAGGATCTCGTTGGAGGCTCGGCCGAGGAGGGGACCGTTGAGGCCGGACGTGACTTCGAGTTCGTCGTCGATCCGCTTCAGGTAGTCCTCGATGGCAAACTGCGGCACGAACGGCTGGATGGCCCTGATCTCGTTGCCGGGGCCGGGCGCGGCGACTTGGTTCGCCTTCGGGATGGCGCCGGTCGGAACGTCATCGGGCGCTTCAGGGCCGGTGAGCTGCCACATCTGGCCGCCGACGATCGACTGGATCATCTGACCGGCGTTGGTCAGCCGCTCGTCCTTCTCGCGGAACAGTTGTTCGAGGTCGTAAAGGGCGGGGCGGCCATAGGGCGAACGGGGAATGAACGTGTTGGGCAGCGGGAGGTACGGGATGTCGTCGTATTCGTCGTGCAGCGCGTTCTTGACCATCGCGTTGCCGACGAAGATGCAGTTCCAAACCTCGACCTTGGCCTGCTTGCCGCGCTTGGCGGGGATCGCCTTCTTGTACCAGTAGTCGTAGACCTCGACCTGCATCTCCTCGTAGTCGGAGCGCGGGCGTCCGATGCGCTTCGACTCGGGGTATACCGTGCCGATCGGGTCGTAGTGGTCGCCAGATCGGACGAGCGGGTAGAACTTGCCACCATAGCCCTTGACGGGCTCGACGGTCAGGCCGTATTCCTCGCGGATGCCCTGCGGCGACAGGCCGTAGCAGTAGATCGCCCAGTCAATCCGGCTGTAGTCGCTGTTGCCCCAGCCGACGTACAGGTTCTCGGGCGCCTCGATGATCGAGGAGACTGGACGCTTCTCGCGGGCGTCCCAGGTGATCCGTCCGAACGTGAAGCCGTACAGTTCCTTAACGACGCAGCCCTTGTGGCCCTTCAGCTCAAACTCGTCGTCGTCCTTCCACTGGAAGAACAGGCGCTCGGCTCGCGACACCGGCTGGACGGATTCGAGCGAGGCGGGCACGTCAACGTAGACCGGGGGACTGTTGACGGAGACGTGGACGCGGCCATCGACCTGCTTCTCCAGCGGCCAGTGATCGGCCCCTCCGGGGTCCGTGATTGCCTCGGGGTAGTAGAGGTTGTCGAGGCGTCGGAATAGCTCGCGGAGACGGCTCTGCTCTGGTTCAAGCATGGTCTTCCGCGCGCGGATCTCCTCGATCAGCCGAAACTCCTCCTCCGTCTCGGGGTCACGACCTGTGGCGGTGATCGCGGCGCGGTTGTACGCCGCGGCGATCTCGACCGAAGATGGCTCCTCCCCGGAGCGATCGTAGATCCGCGAGAACGGGTTGGGCATCAGTCAGAGCCGCCAAAGTAGGAGAAACGAGGATTGGCGACCGGGTTTGTCGGGTTCCGGGTCGCATGTCGAACGGCGAGCGCGAAGGCCATGAGCAGGTCGGTGTCCAGTTTCTTGTCTTCGAGCTTGTAGCCGAGGATTTGGCGCCGGAGTTCGGCCCATACCCCCGTGCGTGGAAGGCGAATGGAGCCGCGGTCGATCGCGGCCTTGAGGTCAGAGAGGAGTTCGAGTTTCTTGCCCTTGCTCCCACCGAAGTCGAACTCGCGGAGCGGGCGGATGATGCTGAACTCCTGGCGAAAGAGCTTCCCGCCCATCGCCGTCGAGTCGATGATCGTGGTGCAGAACGCCCCGTCCTGCGAGTAGAGCAGGTGGCTCTCGCGGACCATGTTCACGACCGCCGGGAGCGACTGCCTGCCTCCGCGCTTGCGGATGCGAACGCCGGTCCACGGTCGGGCGGTGTAGTCGAGGAGAATGCCGCCAGTGGCGTCCGACGAGATGCCGGGATCTACGCCGTGCGAGTAGCGGTGCCCCTTCTGGGGCGGCGTCTCGGGCTCCATGTCGGCCGAGAACATCGCCTCAACGGTCGGGGCGTGGAAGTAGGCTTCCTTGGCCTCGATAAAGTAGCCGTCGATGTTCTGCGGGACAAGGTATTCGGGCATCGTGCCCACGAGATCATCGAAGTTCTCCTGCGTGATCCCGTAGCCGATGTTGTCCCGAGTCGAGAGCCGCAACGAGATCGTCTTCAGGTCGCGGGCGACGTTGGCGGGGTCGCCCTCATCCCACCAGTCGGCGAAGGCGTTGACGCCCTCGGAGGGAGTGGAGATGGCATGGAGTGGGCCGCCCGTGGACAGACGCCGAAGGTGCAGAACCTCGTGACGCACGGTGTCCAGGTACAGCTCGAACGCGCCCTCGTCGATCGAGATGCCGTTCGCGTCGAGCCCGAGCATGGCCTTTGCCTTCTCGTCCGTCGAACGGAAGTGGATCTCTGCCCCGCCGACGATGGGGTGGAACCTGATCCACAGGTACTCGCCGCGGTACTTCTTGTCGAATAGAACGAAGCCGGGCAGGAGTTCGGAGAGGGGGCAGCCCCGAGCCTCGCCAGTCTGCGAGTCGTACTGCGCCGGATGCCGCCCCTCGAAGATCGCCACGAGCGCGTTGTAGACGTGCTCGGCGATCGACTGCTGTGGCGCGACGTGGTACCAGTGGTAGGGGAGACTGGCCCAGCGCTGCGAGTCAGACTTGTCGCCCTTCGCGGGTGGCTTCAGGCCGAGCTTGTAGAAACAGTGGTGGGCGATGATGATGGCGAGGCAGAGCGTCTTTCCGGCTCGATTGCCAGCCGAGACGACGGTGGTGAGGAAGGCGGGCGTGTAGCCGTCGATCTCCCGCAGAGCCGCGGCGCGGAGCCAGCGACGTTGCCCGCGATGGACCTTGATCCCGAGGAACCGTTCGGCCCAGAACACGGGATCGTCCCGCCCGCGGGCCAGATCGCGTGACACGGCACTCGTCGGCGCCGCGACGGTCTGATGGGCGCCGCCGCTCTTGTGCGGGATGCGGTTCCCCTTGGCGTCCCACGTCGCGTCTTTCGATGAGAGCAGGCCCGGCATCAGGCTCCCGCGCCGAGCTGCCGTAGTTCGGCGTAGTCGGCCTCGGCCTCCGGGTCAATCTCGCGGTACTCACCCTCGATGTAGCCGATCGGGAGCGCCCCGCCAAGAATCTGTGCCATCTGCATTAGAACTTCGCGATCGGCACCCTTTTCGGCCCGCCGGTCGATGCCCTCCTGGGCCCGCAGGCCCTCGGCGATCGAGGGCTCGACGATGCCTGCCTCCACGCGGCGGAACACGCTGTCGCGAACGAGATGCAGGAGGTCGCCGGTCGAGGGACCTTTGATCGTCTTCTGCTGCTCCTGCATCGCCTTAACCGCAGCCTTCCGCTGGCGGTCGAAGTCGGACATCAGGTGCTCGCGCTTGTGCTTGCCGATCGTGATTCGGCTGTAGCCGTCCCCGCCCTGCCGCAGCCGCCGCACGATCTCCAGATCGGAGACACCGGCTTTCATCCAACCGTTGATCGTCTCGACGCGCGGATCGCGGCAGACGTGGCAGCCGGTGAGTACCGGCGCGAGTTCCATCTAGTCGGAGTTGATCGTGAGCAGGACAGTGAGGTCGGCCACGTAGACGGCCGCCGCTCGCACCACGGCCAACACCCAGATGTCGTTGCCCGCGCCGATTGACAGACCAACCGAGCGCAAGATGCCGACCGTGTTCAGGGCAGACGGGTAGAACGTCGTGATGGGGATGATCCCCACGCATTTTGCGGCGTCAGCGTCCGAGATCGAGTGGGCCGCGTTGTTCGCCGCTGCCGAGATCGCCGACGTGAAGATCCACAACTCCAGCGAATCGCTGCGAGCTGCGGGGTCGATGACCATTGCGCTG